CGCTGACGTGGGCCAGATGTGTACCACTCATACGTATTGTCATAAGCAGACGAGGACAAAGCATCCTGCTCTGAGTGCGGGTCGTCAATAATCAACAAATCCGCACCACGGCCCGTCATCGCCGCTCCAACGCCAGCAGCAAAATATTCGCCACCCGCGCTCGTCTCCCATCGGCCAGCCGCCTGACTGTCCTGCTTCAAATCCGTGTCCGGAAAGATCTCGTGATATACCGGGTCAGCAATCAGATCACGAACCTTGCGGCCAAACCGCACCGCCAACTCCGTGTTCATCGTCGCCTGAATGATCTTCAACTTCGGATTGCGGCCCAAGAACCACGAAGGCATGAGGTACGACGCGAACTCCGACTTCGAATGACGAGGCGGCATGTTCACTATCAAACGCTTCAAGTCACCCGATGCAATGCGCTCCAGCTTCTCCGAAATGATTTTATGGTGCCGGCCCACGATGAACCCGTCATACACATGCATGACGTATTCCATAAAATTGTCTTTAGCCGTATCGCGCAACTCGAGCCGCTGACGCTGTTCTTCCAGCATCAACATCTCTTTGAGCACTTCTTCGGGGAGGAGGTCTAAGTTACCCGTGTCCATGACCCGAACGATATTATGGGCCAATGAATTTATCAACCCAGCATACATATGCTAGCGCATATGTATGCTTCGCGCGCAAGGGGGGCAGGGGTGCGACAAACCGACACTCCTGCGACAATGTGCCCCAGTAACCCCCACACAAGGTTGTTGCATTATGTTGTATCTTGGTGCACACTTTTAAGGTCAACAACGTCAACTAGGGAGACGACAAATGAAGACAATAGTCAGACAAGACCACATCGAATGGCTGGAGCAACAAATTGCAACCTGCCGGTCGATTATCGACAATCAAACCAAACGGCAAGCCACGCTCACCGAAGTATTGAACAACGCCAAAGGGATCTCCGGCAGCGCAACGCTGGTCGAGATGCCGAAAGCACGGTCGGCAAGCGGCCTGTCCAAAACCGAGAGGGCAGTCTGGAAGCATCTCCAAGGCATGGAACTTAGTGGGCTGTCTCCGGCTGAGCTAATGGACAAGACCAAGCTCAAGCGGAACACGATTCACACGGCAATCTGGTCGCTCCGGAATAACCACGGTTATGGGATCGAACTGAAGAACGGTCGGTACAGAATCACCAACCGATTCCCAAAGGCCAAGGCCCAATGAACAAGGTCATTAATGATCTTTGGGATCAAGTGTACGATCACCCACTGTTTACTGAAAACGTAGCACGGAAGATAAAGTTGGAGGTAACAGTGGGAGTTGGCTTGGGGTCAGACAAGTTCACACTTACTAGAACGCTACTGACCCGAACTCTAGAATTCCTGAACATGATGCAACGAATCGAAGGACGGAATCCCTAGAGAAAGACCCGGCGAAAGCCGGGTCTTTTTTTGCCAGGCTGCTCCGAGAAAAGACCTGCGTTCGCAGGTCTTTTCTTCGGGCGCAAGGCCGCAGGTCGGAAAAAACAACCTGCGTTCGCAGGTTGTTTTGAGGAACGCAAGCGCAGTTTCTGCTTTGTTATGTTGCATAATCGTGTATAATAAAACATCGTTAGAAAAAGGAGAAAAGCGATGACTAGGAAATCGAACCCTTTCGGAAAATCAATCTCGGCTGAAGCTGTCCGCAACGGAACAGCCGAGCCATATGCAACCTATCGTGCCGGTGCGTTGACATGGAAAGTTTTGAAGACATGGCAACGGCCCGACAAAGAAAAGGAGAACCAACACGCGCGTTGGTTCGTGCTTGGTGAGTCGCCTGCCGCCGGATCATACGGCGATCTTGGTGACATGTACGCCGCACAGGTTAGAGAACACGGAATTCTTGTACAGGCCACGGATGAATGGAGGGAACACTATGGCGAACCGTGGCCGTTCAACCAGCCGTCCTAGTCGGCTGGCAACCCGGAGCTTCGGCTCCGGGTTTTTTTCCTGGCTACGCCAAAAAAAGACCTGCGTCCGCAGGTCTTTTTTTGGAGCGCAGGTCGCAAGCCCGAGTCCCCAGGCAGCGCGCCGGGATAACGATAAGCGCGCAGGTCGCAGCCGCAGCGCAGGAAAATATTGGTTTTTGTTTTATTGTGTTGTATAGTGATTTATTGAATGGGAGTTAAAGAGATGAAATCAGGAATCATTTACCGAGGGCCATCACAGATTGACGGACAGCCCATCGTGGTCATAGCGATAGCCAAAAGCCGGAACACAAAAACCGGCGACATGGTGCAGACCTATATCCTATGCGACAACGGACTTGATCCGATGTTAAACAATAAGCTGGGTCATGATTATAGCATCTGCGGAAACTGTCAGTTCCGAGGCGAGCCGGTCGCAGCAGACGCGCCGGGCAAACATGCCAAAGGCCGCAAATGCTACGTTAAACTTTTTCAGGGTGTTCTAATCACATGGAAACATCTGCAAAAGGGTGGCTATCCTGTAGTCACCGGGCATGATGCCATTGCCGAAATTGGCGCCGGACGTATGGTGCGAATCGGAACCTATGGCGATGGTGCCGCAGTCCCGGCATATATCTGGGATAGCCTGCTATCTAAGGCGGTAGGTCATACGGCTTACACTCATCAGGACGGTCTAGTCCCGACTGATCCCGATCTATTCATGATTAGCGCAGACACCGAGGCCGAGGCCATTGCAGCATGGCAAGACGGCAAGCGAACCTTTCGCGTGATCCAAAATATCGACCAGCTACTGGCTGGTTTTGAAATCCTATGCCCGGCCAGCAAAGAAGCCGGACGCCGGGCCACATGCCACACCTGCAAACTATGCGCCGGCGCATCCAAAAAAGCCAAATCCATTGCAATCGTTCAACACTAATCGCTCGTGCTATCTCTCGATAGATCGCTCGATAGATCGCTCGTGCTATCTCTCGATACCTGCCCTCGATAACGATAGGGCCGCAGGTCGCAGGTTCGCAGGTAATTCGCGCAGCGGCCCATACCATGACGGCGCAGGGCCGCAGGCGCACAGGTCATCGATCCGCGAATCATGGATTTCGAGCGCATGTCTGCCCTCAAATAAAAATACATCACCGGTCGAGGGTGCATGTAGCAAGAAAAAACTAACGCCACCGCAACGCGAATGCGCCAGATTCCAAGCAATTTGGGACTTAGACACCGAGACTCGGTTATTCTTTATTATTTTTAATTCCAGCCAAAACGGCACGCCATCCATGCAAACATACACATCAGGCATGCCCTGCGATGAACGGTTCTCAACCCGTTGCGCGTGTGTCTTGTTCGGTAAATTCTGCTTCAACGATTTCCACAGAGTCGCTTCTGTCTTTGGCATCGGCCACCTGTTTCATGTCGGTGAAGGCATGGGGATACTGGCTTCTGATCGAGGCCAGCCTCGCAACGATTTCTTCCCGCGAAAGTTTGTCAAGCTGGTGGACGTGAGTGGACTCGCGTCTGTCGATAGTCAAACCGCCAAGCGAAGATCGAATCTTCTCGGCATTGATCGCGGCAGAAAACTGTCCTGCCTCTTCAGCGGCGATGGACAAATCTTCAAATCGTTTGAGTTGATTGAGCAAGGTCACGCCGTATCGACGTTCGCGTGCTTCTCGAAGTTCTTTGATCAGAACAGGGACATCGGGAAAGCTGTGACCGTCGAGAAGTTTTGCGGCTTGGACAGCGGCGCTCTTCTCAGCGTATCCGGCTTTGCGCGCACACTCGGCATTCGAGTATCGACCCTCGACATAATACTTGGCGAAGGTGCGTTGTCTTTCGGTCAATCCAGCAGGGCGTCCCATGTCTCGTGTATAACGAATTTTTCCGGGTTTCGTCAAACTTTTCGAAAAAGCACGCGCGTTCCAATAGGGCAACCGACTGTTTGTGACACTTTTCTGTCTTGTTGTGACACTTTAAAAACACGAAGTGTCACAGGCGTTTTTGAAGCAGGACAATGGTTCGCGGACCAAAAACCATGTTTTGTGACACTTGTGACACTTTTTTCAGAATTTTTTTCATCGAACACGTTACCCGTAGAAAAGGCTTATACAAAACGTCACAAAGTGTTTGGCCATTGTTTTATATTGTTGTACTATGCATTAATACCCAACAAACGGAGAGAGACATGAAGACCGTTGTGATGAATCCGAAGCAGTGGCGTCGGGAACAAGAGTTGAAGCGGCTTGGTAAGTCAGCCAAGAGAGCACAGGCCGAGAATGATCGCGGAGATTATGGCGCTGGCTACAATCGCGAGTG